ACTGACATTGTGTAACAATTGTTTGAGCGTCTTTATCAGCGACCGCAATTATATTGTCTTGCCTATCCGGCGATGTAAGCCAACCTGCGAGCTTGAACCGCACGAGTGCGAGTGCGACATCTGCACAAGGCCCGGGCGCATCTACGACATCGTCAAGCTGCCAAAAAAGACAGGATCCGTATGAGCTTTTTGTTTGGGATGCAGGAGGAGTAATGATTATTGCAATTTGCGTGGCTGTCCTCTCTCTGATAGCGGGAGGGTACGGGCTGGGGCTGGTCTGCTATGAGCGCGGCTATGTCCACGGCTATGAGGACGGTGAGCACAATGTAGTTTTTATGCCGGAGGATTGATAGACTTTGGTACGAATCTGGACAGCATAGAGCGGGAGGGCGCGAGTGGGCAGATACGAGGACATTCTATGGTATTCGCTGGGCGAAGATGTCAAAGAGGCAACAATCTACCCGCTTGCGGACGTGCATCTGGGCGCAGAGGGCTCGGCATGGCAGCAATTTTACGACCTGATTGGGCAGATAGCAAAAGAGCCTGACACCTATGTAACCCTCCAGGGCGACTTGATAGATAACGGTTTGAAGAACTCGGTAACGAACGTTTATAGACAGACGATGCGCCCATACGAGCAGAAAAGGGAGATGGCAAAGGCTCTGGAGCCCATCCGTGACAAGATTCTTTGCATCATCCCTGGCAATCACGAGCGCAGGTCCAAGAAAGAAGCGGACGCCTGCCCGACCTACGACATCGCGGCGAAATTAGATTTAGAGGACAGATACCGCGAGGACATCGCATTCATTCGCATCGCGCTCGGACGCAACCATACTCGGTCGTGCAATGGCAGGCAGTACAGTTACATGCTGGCCTGTGTGCATGGGGCAGGCGGCGGGTCATTACCGGGCAGTATGGTCAACCGCGCTGACAGGTTCATGCAGGCGATGGATGGTGTGGACGTGTTCATTCACGGGCATAGTCACAAACCTTATTGCCTGCGAGGCTCAAAGTTGGTTATCGACGCGGCGAACAAGAGGGTGACGCGCAGGCCGACGTTGACAATGTGTGCAGGCGCTTGGCTGGGATACGTCGGGTATCCGGTGACCGGCATGATGACACCAACAGCTGAAGCCGGAGCGAACAAGTTGCTGCTGTGCGGCAGCAAGTTCAGGTTCGAGGCGGTGATCTGAGTGGCTCAACCTTGGGCGCGGGCGTTCTACCTCTCCAAGTTGTGGAGGCAACAGCGGCAGCACGCGCTGAACCGGGACAGATACAGTTGTGTGGACTGCGGTGGTCGTGCCGAGGAAGTGCATCACATCGTTGAGCTGACGCCGGAGAACATCACGGACTACGACGTGGCGCTCAACCTGGACAACCTCGTGTCTCTGTGCTTCGACTGTCACCAGAAGCGGCACCGTGGCGCGGGGGACGTGGTGGAGGGGTTTGTGTTTGATGAGGACGGTCAGGTTGTACCGGGGTGGGGTAGTCCCCCCTTGAAATAGCGAACGCGCGTTCCCATCCCAAACCGCCGGGCCCCCTTCCTGATACCGACCGACAAGTCCCGCGTGTTTTTTGGAAATAAGGAGAAATAATGAAACAAGTGCCAAAATTGGAGATCCTGCCAATAGATACGTTGACACCTTACGCAAACAACGCCAGGACGCACTCGGACGATCAGATAAAAAAGATTCAAGCCAGTCTGCGCGAGTTTGGATTTGTCAACCCGGTGTTAATCGATGCGAACCGGGGCGTTATTGCTGGACACGGCCGGATCGAGGCGGCCAAGCGAGAGGGCATGACCGAAGTGCCGTGCGTGTTTGTAGAGCATCTGACAGATGCACAGAAACGGGCGTATATCCTGGCCGACAATAGGCTGGCAGAGCTGGCTGGGTGGGATATGGACGCGGTGCGTATTGAAATGGAGCGCCTGGCCGAGGACGGGTTCGGTATTGAAATAACCGGGTTCGAGTTTGACGATATTCCGATGGGCAAAATTGCCGAGGATGATTTTGACGCTGATGCGGCAGCAGAGGAGACAATCGAGCCAATAACAGAACCCGGAGATAAATGGCAACTGGGGCGACACCGGCTGATGTGCGGCGACAGCACGGATAGGGCAACCGTGGACAGGCTGATGGATGGGCAAAAGGCAGACATGCTGCTCACCGATCCGCCGTACAACGTTGACTACGGCGAAAAGGCCGAAGCGATCAACCCATACGGATATAATTTTTCGCCGCGCCATATAGAAAACGACAAGATGAGCGATAGTGAATTTCTTGCCTTTCTCACAAAAGCGTTTAAAAACGCGAGAAACAGCATCAAGCCGGGTGGTTCGTTTTATATTTGGCATGCATCCGTCACATTATATGAATTCGAAACAGCGCTTAAGTCCGCTGGCATGCAAACCAGACAACAATTGATCTGGAACAAAAATAGTTTGGTGATCGGGCGTCAGGACTACCAATGGAAACATGAGCCGTGCCTTTATGGATGGATAGATGGAGCCGCGCACTATTTTGTGGATGATCGAAAGCAAACAACTGTATACGAGGACGCAATCCCGGACTTCCGCAAAATGAAAAAGGATGAACTGATAGACCTCCTGTCAGACATCTACAGCGATAAGATCAGCGCCACTGTCATCAACGAGAATCGGCCATCTTCCAGCCAAGAGCATCCCACAATGAAACCCGTTAAACTCATAGCACGGTTGATAAAGAACAGCAGCAGACAAGAAGAACTCGTGCTTGACCTGTTCGGCGGTTCAGGCTCCACACTCATCGCCTGCGAACAACTCAACCGCACTTGCTACATGATGGAACTCGACCCGAAGTATTGCGATGTAATTATAAAAAGATGGGAAGCGTTAACCGGGAAGAAGGCAGAGCGGATATGATAGAGAAAGTAAACCCGATGCATCCAGACAAACTGGCCGACCGCATTGCGGGGGCAATCGTTGACTTGGCATATACCAAGCAGCCCAATCCGCGCATCGCCGCGGAAGTCCTCATCGGACACGGCGCTTGCCATGTCATTGCCGAAACATCCTGTGACATAAGCGAAAAAGAAGTCTGCCAAGTCGTTCACAGAATTGCGGGTGCTGTCAATGTTGATTATGTCTGTGTTCAGCAGGACGCAATCCTGTCGAATAACCAAGCTGGCAAGATACGATGCGGCGATAACGGTATATTCAAGGGCGTACCGCTGACGGAAGAACAGAAAGAATTATCCGCAATTGCCAGGCGCATCTACTCCGACTATCCGACAGACGGCAAGTACATTCTCGATGGCGATAGATTGATTATTTGCCAAAGCAACGCAACCAGCGAGAGCTTGAGAAGTCTTTATCCAAAGGCGGACATCAATCCACTTGGAGACTGGACGGGCGGGCCGGATGTCGACACGGGCGCGACAAACCGAAAACTTGGTTCTGACATGGCTGACAGCGTCACAGGAGGCGGCTTACACGGGAAAGACCTGAGCAAGGCAGATGTGTCGGTGAACATATACGCGTTCATAAAAGCGCAGGAAACGGGGAAACCACAAGAGTTTTGCTGTGCAATCGGAGATGAAGAAGTCGGCGGCAAGCCGTACTCCGAGATTGTAGAACTGGCAAGGCAATATATTAAGAGCAAAGGCGGATTTGAAAGGTTCGCCGAGTGGGGACTATTTTAACATGAAAGCGAGGTGAGCCTGGTGGCGTCCATAGACTTACAGAAACAGGCGCAGGAGATTCTTGACATCGCGTCAAAGCACGGCGTGGAGCAGAACTTCTTTTTCATAACTACGTTCAAGCGCTATCAGGTACAGATTAACATCCTGACCGAACTGGAGCGCACCATCCGAGAGGAGGGAACGCTGGTCACCAAGGAGTACGTCAAGGGGCGCGGAAACGTCTACACGCACCCGGCCATCGCAGAATATAACCGCACAAGCACGGCTTCAAATCAGACCGTCCAGACGCTAATGAAAATCATTACCACGCTTCGCAAAGAGGACGAAGATGGCGAGAGCGACCTGCTGTCATTCCTGCGAAAAGGCAAGTGGGGAAACGATGACGAGTGAATTACTGCAAGGAATACCTGGACGCGATCCGCCGGGGAGATGAGGTGGTTAGTGCCAAGGTGCGGGCGGTGTACGAGCGCGAGGTGGCGTGGATGGACAGCCCACCGGGTGGCTTTGAGTTCTTCGAATCCGTTGGCGAGCATCCGATTCGGTTCATCGAAAGTGTGTGCCGGCACTCAAAGGGGCGGTGGGCCGGCAAGCGGTTCAAGTTGGAATTGTTCCAGAAGGCAAAGATACAGCTTGCGTTTGGGTGGATAGAAACTGCGACACGCAAACGCCGCTTCCGCGAGGTTGTGGATATCCGCGGGCGTAAGTGCGGGAAGTCAAGCGAAACGGCCGCGATTGAATGGTACATGTTGATGGCCGATGAAGAAGGCGGCGCTGAAATCTACTGTACGTCTAATAAACTGGATCAGGCTAAGCTAATCTTTAACGAAGCGGTCAACATGCGGGCGCAATCCAACGATCTGAAGAAGTACACGCGCAAGCGGCAGAGTGATATTTACTTTCCGGAATCATTCAGCTTCATCAAGGCGATCGCATCAGACACATCTACAATGGACGGCCTGAACGCGCACTTCTTCAGCCAGGACGAGTTCCACGAGGCGCGTGACAGTAAAATTTATGACGTGATGGTCCAGAGCCAAGCCGCCCGCGAGCAGCCGATGGCGTGGCTGATTTCCACAAACGGCTTCGTGCGCGAGGCGTTCTTCGATGCCAAGTATGAGTATTGCTCCAAGGTGGCCTTTTGGGAGCCTGGGTTTGAGGACTACCGCCTGCTGCCGCTCCTGTATGAGCTGGACAGCCGGGACGAGTGGGCAGACCCCAAGTGCTGGGGCAAGGCCAACCCAGGACTGGGCAAAATCAAGTCACTGGTGACGCTGGCGGAGAATGTGGAAAAGGCCAAGCGCGACCCGAACTTCCTGCCGACGGTGCTGACCAAGGACTTCAACGTGCCTGAGAACAGCGCCGCGGCGTGGCTGCCGTATGAGGCGGTGCTGAATGAATCGGCGGCGGACATGGCCTACCTGGGCAACACCTACGCGATTGGCGGCTGCGACCTTTCCGCCACGACAGACCTCACCTGCGCGACGCTGCTGATCCGCAAGCCGGAGGACCCGAACTTCTATGTCCTGCAGCAGTATTTCCTGCCGCAGGCGCGGGTGAACGCCACCGAGCAGAGTAACGCCCGGGAAGCACCCTACCGGCTGTGGGCAGAGCAGGGCTGGCTGACCATCTGTGAAGGTGCCACCGTGGACTACCGGGCGGTGACAAAGTGGTTCACGGACATGGTGGAGCGGCACGGGGTCCGCCCGCTGTGGATTTGTTACGACCGCGCCCTGGCCGGCTACTGGCAAAACGACATGAAGGACAATGGTTTTGAGATGGTCAAGATTCCTCAGGGGCCTTTCACCTGGTCCTACCCCATGAAGCGCCTGGGCGGGCTGTTCGAGGAGCATCGCGTGGTCTACCAAAACAACCCCATCCTGCGCTGGTGCCTGCTGAACACAGGCGTCAAGACGCTGAACAGGGACGGCATCCAAACGGTGCAACCCGTCAAAACCTCATCCACACGGCGCATTGACGGCATGGTGAGCCTGCTCAACGCCTTTGTGGGCTACTGCGACCATGAGGAAGATTTCCTCAGATACTGCCGAATTAAGGAGTGATGAACCGAATGAATTTTAGAGGGGCAATCGCCGCCCTGTTCGGCGGGAAGAAGGACAGGACCGGGACGACCTGGCGGGAGATCGGGACGTACACCAGCAAATTCTATCCCTTCCAGGGCGGCGTGTACGCGAACGATGTGGCCAGGAGCTGCGTCCACACGCTGGCGGAGCACACCAGCAAGGCGAACGCGGTGGCGCGGCAGGACCCGGGGCTGGAGCGCCTGCTGCGGGTGCGGCCGAACCTGTACATGAACGGCAAGGATTTCCTGTACAAGTGCCGGACATTGTACGAGGTGAACAACACGGTTTTTATTTACATCAACCGGGACGAGCGCGGGCGGGCGATTTCGCTGTACCCGGTGCCCAACTGCCCGGCGGAGGCTGTGGAGAACGGCGGCAGGCTGTACATCCGATTTCAGTTCGCGGGCGGCCAGAAACTGACGGCCGGGTGGGATGACCTGCTGGTGCTGCGGAAGCACTACAACGAGTCTGACATCTTCGGCGACAGCAACCACGCCATCACGACCAGCCTGCAGCTGCTGGACACCACAGGCCAGGGCATGGCCAACGCCATCAAGAGCACCGCGAACCTGCGCGGCATCCTCAAGAGCACCAAGGCGATGCTCAGCGATGATGACATCAAGCGGCAGAAAGACCGCTTCGTGGCGGACTATCTCTCACTGGAGAACAGCAGCGGTATCGCCATGCTGGACAGCACGGTGGACTTCAAGGCTGTGGACGTAAAGCCGGAGATCGCCACCTACGAACACATCGGGCAGCTGCGGGAGAACATCTACCGCTACTTTGGCGTGAGCGAGGAAGCGATTCAGGGCAAGCTGTTCGGGGACGCCTGGGAATCGTTCTATGATTCCGCGATTGAGCCGTTCCTGGTGGCGCTTGGACTCGAGCTCACCTACAAGATGTACACGGACCGGCAGCGGGGCTTCGGCAACGAGGTGGTGTTTGAGTCCAGCCGGATGCAGTACATGAGCATGGAGAACAAGCTCAAGCTAATACAGCTTGTGGACAGAAAAACCATGCTTCCCAATGAGCTCCGGGCGATTCTGAACCTTCCGCCGGTGCCCTGGGGCGACGAGCCGTTGTTCTGGCAGGACCCCAAAGGCGAGGCAGAGGGAAAGCTGCAGGAAGCGGATAAGGAGGACAAAGAGCAAGATGATCAGCAAGGATAGACAGTACCGGACCTTTGAAATCCGTGCCGAGCCGGAGGGCATGACTGTGGAAGGATATGCGGCGGTGTTTGAGCGCCCGGAAGTGATGTATGAGGTGGACGACATCGCCTACTCCGAGGTCATCGACCGCGGGGCGTTCACCGACGCGCAGATGTCCGATGTGGTGATGAATTTCAACCACGGCGGGAAGCCGGTGGCGCGGACAAAAAACGGGACGCTTCAACTGGCGCTGGACGACCACGGGCTGAAGGTGCGGGCAGACCTCTCCGGCAGCGTGGAGAGCCGAAACCTGTACGAGGAAATCAAGGCGGGTTTGATTGACAAGATGTCATTCGCTTTCACGGTGAAAGGCGAGCAGTACGACAAAGCAACCCGGACCCGGCGTATTACGGGGGTGAAGCGGCTCTACGATGTGGCGGCTGTGGACATCCCTGCTTACGATAGCACGACCCTGATGGCGCGGTCCTATTTCGAGGCGGAGGCCGAGAGGGAGCGGGCGGAGGCCCGTCACGCGCTGGAACTGGCGAAAGCCAAATACGACTTTTTAGGAGCGAGTTAGATGAATTTGGATGAAATGAACCTCCAGCAGGTGGAGGAACGACTGGCCGCGCTGGACGTGGAAGTCCGCGAGGCGACCGAAGCCGAGGCGGTGGAAAAGGCCGCCGAGGAAAAGAAGGGCCTGCTCACCCGCAAGGCCGAACTGGTTGACCTGGAGCAGCGCAAAAAGACCGCGCTGGAACTGAACGAGGGCAAGGCGCCCGAAAAAATCATTGAGGCAAGGAAGGAAGAAAAGAAAATGGAAGTTGAAAAGATGCTGGACCGTTCCAGCGAGGAATACCGCAGCGCGTGGCTGAAGAACCTGCAGGGCAAGGAGCTCAACGAGGTGGAGAAGCGCGCGCTGGTCGGCGGCACCTCCGCGCTGCCCGAAGCGACCGCGAACAAGGTCGTTGAAATCCTGGTGGACACCGTCCCGCTGCTGAATGAAATTGAACTGTTCAGGATGCCCGGAAGCATCAACATCGCTGTGGAAGTCACCGCACCCGGAGCTACCGTCGAGGACGCTGGCGGCGCTGTGACCGAATCCACCGCTGTACTCCGCCAGGTGACCCTGGCCGGCTACAACATGAACGCCTTCATCCGCCTGGGCGCAGACCTGGCCCAGCAGGCTGTGTCCGCGTTTGAGGACTGGCTGACCCGCAAACTGGCCGACGCCATCGGCAACAAGATTGAGGACCTCATCGTCAACGGCGACGGTTCCGGCGACCCCAAGGGCATCGAGAAGTACGTCGACACCTGGGACGTGTCCGACGGCACCGGTGTGGCCTGGACCGGCTCCTCCGGCAATGCGCTGGCTGTGGACGACCTGGACGCCGCGATTGGCTTGCTGCCAGCGAAGTACGACCGCGACAGCAAGTTTGTGATGAGCAAAAAGACCTTCTACACCAACGTGGCGAACCTGACCGACGTGAACAACCTGCCGGTCGTGGAGCGCGAGGGCCGCAACTTCTACGTCAGGGGCTACCCGGTCGTATTCTCCAACTATGTGACCGCCGGCACCATTTTCTTTGGCGACTTCAAGCGCGGCATGGTCGGCAACCTGTCCAGCAACATCCAGGTGGAGAAGCAGCGCAACCTGGCCTATAACGCCTGGGACTTCCTGGGCTGGGCCGTGTTTGACTGCGCCCCCGCCGCGGCCGGCTGCATCGTCAAGGTCGCTGCCAACATCCAGGCGTAAGGAGGTAGCACAATGGGACGCTATCCTGGTAAAGCAACTTGCGACGTGTCCGGCCTGCTCTTGGATGAGTTGAGGCCGGTGCTCGCGCTGAACCTGACCGCCGCGGAGGCGGCCGACCTGGACGCGGACGGCCTGCTGAATGATTCGGCGACGCATACCGCAGACGCAAAGACATATACCACCATGCTGGCCCAGCCGCCCCAGGCGCGGAAACTCAGTTTCACTCCGTCGGCAGCGGCTGACGCGGGCAACATCCTGGTGGCTGGCACGGACATCGACGACAACCCCATCACCGACACGGTGGCGACCAGCACGGCCGCGGCTGTGTACAGCGCCAAGGCGTTCAAGACCGTCACCAGCGTCACCTACCCTAAGGACGCTGGCGGTATCACCTGGGACGCGGGCTGGTCGGAAGCGATTGGCCTTCCGCTGAAACTGGCGGCCGCGCCCTTCGCGCTTGAGAAGTTCAACGGCGTGGTTGAGCTCGGGACCGCCGGCACCTTCACGGTGGACGCAACCGACTTGGCCAAAAACATCTATGACCCCAACGGCGACCTGGACGGCGCGAAGCCGCTTCAGCTGTTGCTGTTCATTTAACGAGGAGGAGTGACCGATGGCGGTTGGCGTGAATTACCTGGCCAAAATCAAGCGGGCGGTGCGCGTCGTGTCGACCGCCTCGGACATCGCCACAGAACTGACCGATTTGATTGAGGAATGCCGGGCTGACCTGGTTCAGCTCGGCGTCCTCCCCACCAAGGCGACCGACGAAACCGACGTGCTGGTGCTGGGCGCAGTCCGGAGTTTTGTTCGATGGAAATTCGCCCAGGACGAGAAAGAGGCGCTGTGGAACATGCAGGACTACATGACCCAGCGTGATGAGATGCGGCGCAGAGAGGACTACACCGTGGAGGCCGCGCCATGAGGATGGACGAGCAACTGGTGCTGGTCGATACCGACACGAGCGTTAACAGCGTGGGCATCCCGGTACTGACGGAAACCAAGACCACGGTGTGGGCGGACAAACTGAGCGCCAAACGCACCGAGTACTACGCGGCCAACGCCGCGGGCATCCGTGTGGACATCGTGTTCAGCGTGAACGCGGACGATTACACCGGACAAACCGAGGTGGAGTGGAACAACACGAAATACAACGTCGTCAGGTCCTATGCCTCCGGGCGGGGCCGCGTGGAACTGACCTGTGCGTTGAGGTGATGAGATGGACATACGCGCAAAGATTGTGACGGCGCTTTCCGGCGTGGGGGCGCCTGCTTACTGGATGAAATGGGTCGGGGACACCAACCCGCCCGCCACCTACATCACCTTCCAGACGGTGAACCGGCCTGACCTGTCAGCGGATGACACACTGCACGAACGGGAACACTTTGTGTACCTGGATGTGTTCAGCGAGACCGACCCCTACTCGGTGGCCAACGCTGTGCGGACGGCCATGGAAGGCGCCGGGTTTGATGAGGTCGAGATGCGGGACGTGGGGCAGGCTTCAAATGCCGTCACCGAACTGAGGGACTACCACGTCGCGTTCACGTTCTCCTACCTGGAGGTGGTGTGATGTCGGCGAAGTTTGACATCTCCGGAGCCGACGTCCTCCTGCGCGACCTTGAACGGATGATTCCCAGCGACACCAACGTGGACGAGGCGCTGAAAGCCGGGGCCGAACCCGTCCGGGACGAGATGCAGCGGAACGCGCCGGTCGGCGAGACGGGCAACCTGAAGCGGGCCGTCAAAGTCGGTAACGTGCGGACAAGAAAGAACGGCCGAACCATCACCATTGGCATCCACAGGCGGGACATCGACCTGAAAGACGGCCACTATTACCCGGCCTATGTCGAGTACGGACACGGCGGGCCGCGACCCGCTCCGCCGCACCCGTTCATCCGTCCCGCCTTTGACCTGAAAAAAGACGAAGCCTGGAGCATTGTCAAGCAGGCCGTCATTGACCAAATGAATGCGAAAGGACTGTAAAACATGGCAACAAGTTCAAGAATCGGCCTGCGCGATGTGAAAATCGCCTGGCTGGACGCCGACACCGACACCACGACCGTGCCGGCGGCCTACACGCTGGAATCGACCTCCACACTGGAGGCCATCGACGCGCAAATCTCCCGGGGCACGGCTGACCCCGATGTGCAGTACGCGGACGACATTGAGTCGGACGTGCTCTACCCGGACCCGGAAATCACCATCACCCTGGAGGTCAAGGAAGTGCCGCTGGCGCTGCAGAAACTTCTGTTCGGGCAGGACGCTGTGGACGCGAACGGAGCGTATGCCTACAAGAGCGGCAAGACCCCGCCCTACTTCGCGCTGGGGTTCAAATCAGCGAAGCGCTCCGGTGCGGACCGCTTTGTGTGGTACTACAAGTGCCGCGCCAAGCCGATGGACGAGACCTTCCACACCAAGGAAGGCAGCACCATCACGCGACAGCAGGACAAGCTGGAGATCACCGCCATCAAGCGCACCTATGACAACTATGTCAGCGTCAAGGTGGACTCGGACGCCGCAGGGGCGCCCACGGCCAGCGCGTTCTTCACCAATGTCTACGAAGCGACCTTCGCGTAAGGAGGAAGAGAAATTATGGCAACCTATTCACGCGTCGGCCTTCGGGACGTTATCTTTTGGAAACTGACCGCCGACACCACCAGCACCCTGACCTATGCCGCGTCCGCCGAGACGGAGACTGTGGACGCGATCGACGTGAGCATCAGCCACGCCAACGCGGACCCGGACATCCTGTACGCGGACGACATCGAGAACGATGTGCTCTACCCCGATACGGAGTTGACCGTGACCCTGGAGGTCAAAGAACTCCCGCTGAGCCTCCAAGCCAAGCTGCTTGGAAACCTTGTTGGCACCAAAAAAGAAATTGTGGAAGTGGCCGGGGCGACCCCGCCCTACTACGCGATGGGCTTCAAAAGCGCCAAGCGCGACGGCAACGACCGCTATGTGTGGCTGGTCAAGGGCCGGGCGCAGCCGCTGGACGAGCAATTCCACACCAAAGAGAAGGCGCCCACCCGGCAGAACGACACCATCAGCCTGACCTTCATCAAGCGCACGAATGACGACGTGTTCAAGTACGTTTACGACACCGTGGGCGGCGTGGCTGTGCCCGAGTTCTTTGAGGAAGTCTACGACGGCACGGAGATTGACTAACGGGGAGGGGCAACCCTCCCCTTCTTTTTGGAGGGAATGATGTTCAAGGTTGAACTGAACGGGAAAACCTACAAGGTCGAGAAAGTCACCGCCAAGGCTTTGCGCGAAATCGGCGCGGCCCAGGCGGTTTTCAAGCGGTGGCAGGAGAACCCGGACGCCGCGGATATGAAGAAAGACATGGACGCGCTGGTCGGATGGTTCTGCACCTTTTGTGGAAATCAATTCACGGCGGATGAATATTACGACCACTACCCGGCGGACCGCGCCATCACGGACATCGGGCTGGCGATTGCCGCCGTGAACGCGCAGGTGACCCATGTGCTGGAGTCGTTCCCGACCAGCGGGGAAAGTAAAAAAAAAGCACCATCGCCGACTTTGTTTGGCAGGTTTACTGGTTTTATATCGAAAAAGGGCGGACGCCGGACGAAGTAGACGGCGTGGACATCCTGGCCTATCTTCGCGCACTGGCGTGGAAAACGGCACAGGACCCTGTAGAAGACGGATTTATTGATGAGGTGATTTTCTAATGGCGGAAACAACGCGGGAGATGGTTGTCCGGCTTTCGATGGACGCGGGCGGCTTCAAGAAAACCGCCTCGGAAATCAACCGGCAGATCAGGAACATCGACAAGGAAATCAGGGGCATGGGCGGCGACCCAAGCCGGAGCCAGCTGGAGGAGAAGCTGGGGCTGCAGCAGAAGGCCGTGGAGAACCTACAGAAGGCGGTCGAGCAGGCGCGGAAGAATTTCGTTGACGCGGACACGGACGCCAAAAAACTGATGGCAGCGAAACAGCTGAGCGGGTTGGAGACGCAACTGGCCACAGCCGAACAGAAGGCGCTGGCGCTAAAGAAACAACTCTCAGCGGCGAACTTGATTAAGTTCGGCACGCTGGCCTCCAATTTCGGCAAGTCCATGCAGCGGATGGGCAGGACGATGTCGCTGTATGTGAGCGGACCGCTGATGGCTTTAGGCGGCAAGGCATACAAGGCCGCGTTGGATTTTGAAAGCGCCACCGTGTCGATGCAGAAGACAATCGACGAGACGGACACCACCAAATACGCGGACATTGAGGCGGCCTTCAAAAGCCTGTCAGAAACCACGCCGGTCGGATACACCGAGCTGATGGAATTGGCAGGACAGGCTGGCGCGCTGGGTGTAAGCGCCGATGAGGTGATTGAGTTTGTCAAATCAGTTGCCATGATTTCAGAGACCGCGGATGACCTGGACGCCTCCAGCGGCGCGAATGTGCTGGCGCGGTTCCTGAACGTGACGGACCAGGGCAGTTTTGAAAACATCACCAGAACCGCTTCGGCTGTCACCGCGCTTGGAAACAACCTGGCGACAACCGAGGGGGAAATGCTCGCGATGGCCCAGCGCATGGCGTCCACGGGTGAACTCGCCGGGATGTCAAACGAAGCGATTTTAGCCCTGGCGGCCGGCTTAACCTCTGTGGGTATCAACGCCGAGGCGGGTGGCTCCGCGGCCGGCAAACTGATGAAACAAATGCAATTGGCTGGGGAAACCGGAAGACGGGCGATGCAAGAATTTTCCGAATATTCGGAGACGGCAGGATTGTCAGCGCGTGATCTTCAGCTTGCCGCAGATAGCAGCGAGTGGGTAGAGGCAACCGCGATCGACCTTGGCAGAACAAAAAAAGAAGTCAAAGACATGATCGCTTCGATGGTTGCGCTTGAGCAGTTCTCTGGCGTGATGAACGTTACTCCTGCGCAGTTTATAGCCGGCTGGAACGAGAACGCCGGTCAGTCTGTGCTTGATTTCTTTATCGGTCTAAATGAGATTGAAACATCAACCGGCGAAGAAAGCGTGCTGAGCAAGCTGCAGGAAATGGGCCTGACGGAAATCCGCCTGTCAAACATGATCGCGGCGGCAGCGGCAAACCCTGACATTTTTGTGCGCGCGATGGAAATCTCCAACGAAGCCTATGCGCAGAACACCGCGCTGGCCGAGGAAGCCGAAAAGCGCTATGCCACCGCCGAATCATACCAGCGCACGCAACTCAACAGAATGGAAAACGCCGCAGCCGACGCCGGAGAGAATTTGGTGGACCCGATCCAGAATATCATGACCAAGATTACAGACCTGCTCGGGAAATTCGGCGAGCTGGACGAAGGGACGCAAGATTGGATCCTTGGTATCGGCGCAGGATTGGCTGTGGGCGGACCCGCTCTGATGGGGCTGGGCAGTGTCGTAAGCGCTGTTGGCAAGATTACGACCGCAATCGGAAAAGCGAGAACATCTACAAGCGCTCTACAGGCTGCTATTTCAAACCCCACGCTGTGGGGCGTTGTCGCCGGAGTCGGCGCAGTCTCCTTGTTGGTGGCTGCTATTGAGTCCATTGAGTCGCCGACTGAAAAAATCATTAACAGCCTAACAAATATCCCAATCAGCTTGGACGAAGAAAGCTACAACGCTACAATGGCCGCGCTGGCGGAAGTCAAGGCGCAGGCGGACGCGCTGTCCGGAGAAACGGGGGAGAAGAACCGGAATATCTCCACAGCGGTCAAGGCCGGCTATGGCACGGACGATATGTATGGCACCGCACTGGGCTATGAAGCGAAGTTTACCCAATCCCAAATTGCCGAAATCGCGGGGAGATATTATGACAAATACGACGAGCTGAACGCGGCCATCGGCGCTGCAAAGACGGACGCGGATGCAGAGCGGATCGCGGATGAGCGTAACGCGCTGAAAGCCAACTGGGACGCAGAGGTCGCCCAATCAAAGGCCAACTACATGGCAAGCGTGTCGGCTCTGGTGGCCGGGATGATGCAATCCCAGCCAGAGGCCAAGGCCGCGCTGGAGCAAGCGGCCCAGGATTACGATGTGTTGGCGGCGATGGAAAATGTGATCGGCCAGGTCATGCAGGCCGACGACCAGGCAGCCATTGACGCGCTGTGGGCAAGTTTCTTCACGCCGGACATCCTGAACAAATACTTTGAAGGGCAGAGCTTCGAGAGCGTTGTGCCGGCGACCGCTGTGGACCAGCTGCGGGAGGAACTGACAACCTCTCTCAAAACATCCATGGAGAAAGCGGGCGGGGATGATAGCCTGGCCTATACTCTTTTGCAAGCAATCTTAACTGACCCGCTGGCCGCCGGGTTTTATGACGCGACCTTGACCCAAGGGGCGCTTGACGGCCTGGTAGAACTGCTGGACTTCAAGAACGCCGCGGAACAGGCGGGGATAGACTTTGGCGACGCGCTCACTCCCGGCCTCTCCGACGCAATCACCGACAGCATCCCGGACGTATCCGGCGCGATGGACTCCATGCAGACCCAACTTGTAACCCAAGCGGCGGCCATGGGCGCGGCGGTGGCGGCGGCATTTAACAACAATCTGAAATTCAACCTTCCCAACGCGACCGGGGGCGGCGTCAATGTGAATGTGGGAAGCCCGACCGCTATGGACATCTACAATATACGCAAGGGACTGACTGATGCGCAGAATCGGGCGGCGAGGGGGTACGGAATCGGATGAGCGAGATTACATTCAAAGGGACTACCGCATCGTCCAAGAGCGTGACGGTGCTCAAATATCCAGAAATCGTCAAACCGACCCTGCGCGTGGAGACCGTGAAAGTGCCGGGCAGGGACGGCGAGCTGACATTAAGCGGGATGCCGTCCTATGAAGCGATGGTGCTGGAGTGCGAGTGCATGGTGCCGAGCGTGGACAAGATTTCTGCGGCCGCGGCATGGCTGACCGGGCGCGGGGACTTGGTGCTGGGCAATGACCCGGACTATGCCTACGACGCGCAAGTGATTGACGAAATCAGGTTTGAGAAAATCCTGCGAGGGCATGCCCACAGGCGGTTCACCGTGCCGTTCCTGTGCCAGCCGCTGAAGAAGAAGGCGGAGACTGAACCCAACATAGAATTGACCGCGCCGGGGACGGTCGTCAACATTGGGCACGTGCCGAGCCGGCCGCTCATTAAAATTGAGGGCAGCGGGAACGTGGTGCTGGCCGTGGGCGCATACTCCCTGTCCATCACTGATATTAGCACGTCCATCCTGATTGACAGCGACCTGGGCATGGCGACGGCAGGGACAGTGAACGAGAGCTACAAGGTGTCGGGAGAGTGGCCGCTGCTGGTGGTTGGGAATAACGCTGTGGGCTGGACCGGGGCCGTTACAAAAGTGACCATCACGCCGCGGTGGAGGTACCTGTGATTTGGATTTATGAGCAAGGCCACGAAGATTTCAGCACCAACGGGCTGGGGAGCCTCCTCCCCGCCCGGTGCGAGATCAAAGAGGAACAGAACGGGGCCTACGAGCTGGAACTGGACCATCCCATCGACAAGGATGGTCTTTTTAGTCTGCTGAAAACCGGGCGGGTCATCAAGGCGCCGGTCCCGGCCCAGACCACCCCCATCATCCGGATGCCGGCCACGACCTCCTACGAAGTGTGGGAGACGAGTGCTAAGGCGAAAGTGTACACGAAGAAATCGACCGCACTGGGGACGACCGTATCCGTGACAGTTCCGGGGATCGATTTGAAATCTAAAAAATACGACGTGGTGGCTGTCCGCGGCCTCACGGAAAATGAACCGAAGACTGTCACCAAGTGGAAGTCAAACGGAAACCGCGTGCTGGAGAAAGTCGAAGCGGGCGTTGAGGTGTCGGTGCTGTCAAAAGACGGCGCCTGGTACAAGGTGACCACACCCAACGGCAACACCGGGTGGATGCAGGCCAGCGCCCTGACGCTTGTGCAGACGGTGGCGGCCAGGCCGCCCGAGACCATCCAGGAGCGCAAAATCCGCGACCAGTTGTTCAGAATTTACCGCGCCGAGAAGGACACCGAGGCGGGCGAGGTCAAGGTGTGGGCGCGGCATATCAGTTACGACCTGCTGGGGAACGTGCTGCTGGACTGCAAGGTCAATGACAAGACTGTCACGCAGGCAATCGCGCAGATTGACGCGGCTTGTACGCAGGCAGACCATGGCTTTACGATTTATACAGATTCAACGGCAACTATTACAGCCGACTGGAGCCGGAAAGGGTACCTGGAGGCGCTGCTCGACCCCGACGAGGGGCTTCTTTCGCTTGCCAATCTCCGGCTTGTGCGGGATAACTATGACCTGTTCTTGCTGGAGCGGAGCGAGGTAACGCGGCAGTCCGTGTCCTACGGCACCAACCTGATGGGCGTGACGCTGGACATCAACGAGGACAGCATCGTCAACCGCATCGTGCCGGTCGGAAAAACGAAGGACGGCGAACCGCTGTACATTGACGATGAATACGTGGACTCGCCCCGGAACGACGCGGCGACCATTATCCGGGCGAAGGTCATCGAGTACAGCGACGTGGCGGAGAAGGACGACGAGCCGGCCGTCACGCTTGCACAGGCTAAGGCCGCACTGATAGCCAGGGCGAACACGGACTTTGAGCAGGGGATAGACCTGCCCGACATCACCGTGGACATCGACTTCTTGCAGCTTGGCGACACAGTGGAGTACGCGGCCTACCGCGACCTGGACCGGCTGTACCTTGGCGACCTCATCACGGTGCGAGACGACGCGCACGATGTGGAGCTGGACGCCGAAATCACGCAGGTCGATTACGATGTGCTGACGAACCGGTACATCCACATGAGCGTGGGCGTGACCGAGGCGGCGCGGACCATCGGCAGCACGGCCAGCTTCATGCTGCCCAACGGCAGCCTGGGCGGGCGGAAAATCGCGATGGGGAGCCTGGACGGGGGGCACCTGCAGGGCGCGTCCATATCCGGCTCGCATATAAAAGACAGCGCCATCACCAACAGCCACTTCATGAACGGGACCATCAGCGGGTCGATTTTCGAGGACGGCACGATTACCGGCAGTAAAATTGACGCCAGCACCTTCGAAAACGGCAGCATCAGCGGTACTGCGATTGACGCAAGTACGTTCACCAACGGCAGCATCAGCGGCACAAAAATCGACACCAGTGAATTTGTTGACGGCAGTATCAGCGGTACTGCGATTGACGCAAGTACGTTTACCAACGGTCAAATCAGCGGCACGAAAATCGCCGACAGCTCGATAACCAACTCGAAGTTTGCTAACGGGACAATCGAAGGGTCGAAAATCAAAGAAAGCACGATTACCGGAAGCCATATCAACGCCAGCACCTTCACCAATGGTCAAATCAGCGGGTCGGTCATCGACAGCTCAACGCTGACCAATATCCCCTACGCTGAAATCAAAGACCTCGACGCTGACACGGCCCTTTTCAGAACTGGTGTAGGGGATGATTTATACCTCGACCGCCTTGTGCTCAACTCCGCCAACATCGGCACGGCGACCATCGGCGAATTGATGGTCCGTGACGACCAGGGGAAACTCCACAAAGTCCTTATCGGCACGAATGGCGTTGTGTCGAGCGAAGAAGTGAAAATGGATGGCCAGAACCTGTCAAATGACGCCATGATGCAGGTATCACAGCGGCTTGTTTGGCGACAGGATGAACAGCCTTCCGCGCCGTTTATCGGCATGATTTGGATGGACACATCCGCAACGCCCGTGTCTGGCAAGGCGAAAGAAATCCTCAAGCGGTGTACCGCTATCACGCCAACAGTCACATGGGAAGTGGTGCAGTCAAACGAACTGCACACGAACGTCATCGACGTCGACGACAACGGGATGAACATCCTGACCGGCGGCGAACTAAATGTACTCGGCGGATCTGTCAACATCAAGTCTTTGGACGGTGCGGCGAACGTCATCAACATGGACAACACCGGCCTGACCATTTCCTCAACCGGCCAACTCAAACTGCAATCCACCGACAGCATCATTATCGGCGGCAATCCTTTTGGCGTGGGCGGGACGAACCTCATTACTAACAGCGATTTCACTCAGGGACTCTGGGGCACGTATCAAGTAACAGCGGCTTACTCGAGCGCGTATCGTGGTAAAAGTTCAATGTTGCTCACCGTGGCATCGGATAAGTCTTATGGGTTTGCATCCGGAAGTACCGTGCCATATGACGGTGTAGGTGGGCTGACTGTCAGTGGGTCTATATTGGCTTATGTAAGCAGTTCATTCAGCCCATCAAATTATACTGACGAAAGCCAGGTATTCGAACTGCGGTACTACGACAGTTCCGATGTGGAGCTTGGCAGACACCATATGACCGCCGGAGAGGTTAGGTCGCATCCAAATTTCGTGTCCGGCACTTTCTGTCGGGTATCAAAATCTTTCGGAGCGCCGCCTGCGGGCACCGCAAAAGTAAGGTTGTATCTATATTGCTATACAGCAAACAACACCATCAGATACGCGGAAGTCCAGGTTGAAAAAGGCACGATGGCCACCGACTGGTCGCCCGCGCCATCCGACCCCGCAAGCGGCGTGAAGACCAGCAAAATAGAAATCGGGTCGGACTTCATTGACATCGAGTCTGGTGGTACACTAACCCTTGATGCAGCCGATGACATCAAAATTGGGTCGGGGAGTGATACGCTTGTCACTTTTACCGATGCCGCAATTGAAGCCAAGGCGAGTACGATAGACTTATCCGCCAATGACAGCATCAAACTGGCGGTCAGCAGCGACAGCGACAACCTGATTAAGCGTACGATTGATTTTGATACAAGTGTATGGGAACACTATAAACCTGGCGGCACTGTAATTTCAATAAACACTTCTACTGCAGAGGGCTATTTTGTAATTGATGCTCGGACATCATCGAGATACGGATACGTAAGACAGGATATAACGGGTCTTTATGTCCAAGGAAACACCGATTACGTTTTCTCTATGGACTATACCTACCTGGATGTGGGTTGCTACATCGAGCTCATGCCCCAAGACAGCGGCGGAAACAACCTACCTGGTGTACACATCAAGTATGGAGTGCACAATGGCCCCTACTCTGCCGCCTACAAGACGCCGCCTGGTACAGCGTCTGTCAGGATTACAATATTTGCTGCGCAAGGCACATACATGACCGGGCTAAAGCCATGTCTAACACGCGGCACACTCAACAAAGGCTGGTCACCGCACCCAAAAGACCCCGCAAGCGGCGTGAAGACCTCCTCGGTTGAGGTCAACAGCAACGGCATCTACATGGACACCACGGGCGAAATCAGCATGAACGCCGGGACAACATTCAAGGTGAACTCCGGCACAGTGCAGATTGAAGCGGGTGACGCGAGTGACAGCGTCCTGCAGTTTGGTGACGCTTTCTCGGTCAGCAAAGAAGGCACGGATTACACACTGGCCATCAACAGCAAGAATGATGATGCTATCAAGGTCAACGGCAGGTCTGTCTGGCACAAGGGCAACATCATTGTGCAGGAGGCGCAGCCGCCGGGCGGAAAACAGACCATATGGTTGAAACCCAACGCGACCAGCGGGGTTGTCTACTCAAAGCACATCACCGCAACGCTGAATCACTGGCACACTCCCACCACCTCCATGCGCTCCCACAACCTGGCGGCGCAGTCAAGTGACACCATGAGCGCGTCCGGGACCTATACGTTCAGCGTGAAAATCACGTTCAAGAGGTTTGGCGGGTCTGGCACGTCCACATACAGCACCAGTGGAGGCAGCGTGCAGCTGAAAAAAGGCGGGGCAACGCTGAGCCTATCCGCGCTTCCAGCCCTGTCCCTGAAACCCTGGGCAGAGCAGACCGTGACCGTCACGGGCAGCACCACGAGCGCGACATTTACTTCTGGAACGGGCGACATCGTGTGCGAAATCACCGTGACCGGCACAAAAGCATATGACGTGAACGATTTCCTGGCCTACGGCAGACCGTCTGACATCGTGTGCAGCATCATCGGCCCTGGGGGCAGCACGGCCCAGGCCTGCCAGGTTTACTACGTGCCCTAAAGGAGCAAAAATGATTTACGAACAACGAACACTCGGAAATGAGCGGGTGGACACAGTGCGCATCACGCTTGAAACCACGCCAGAACTGATGGAGCAGTACGCTCAGGACGGGTACACGGAAGTACTTGAACACTACCTCGTCCTGTACAAGCCGCCCGAAAAGATTGTGCTGAAAGAGAAACTCGACAGCATCGCGTCTGAACTGCCTGATAAAATCGCTGTTGAGCATGTTGACCTGTACCCGGCGTGGACGGAAGGCATGGCGCTCAAAGCAAACGACCGCATCCAGCACGAGGGCGGGCTATACCGTGTCCAGCAGGCGCATACGGCCGAACATCCACCGAGCGTCAACACGGCGGCGCTGTACACGCGCATCAATGCGCCCGGAGAAATCCCGGCGTGGGTGACAGGCCAGAGTTACGCCAAGGATGTACAGGTGATGCACGGTGGCAAGACCTGGATTAGCATGGTCGATAATAACGTGTGGGAGCCTGGGGCGGCCGGGGTGTATGACAGCATTTGGCGGGAGGTGGTTGAGTGAGCAAAATAATCAACTTCGCCCGGCTGCAGGTGGGCAAGCCCTACGTTTTCGGCAAAAGCGGCCCGGATAGTTTTGATTGCAGCGGACTGACCAAGCGCGCGGCGGCGCAAATCGGTCTTGACCTGTACCACGGCGCGACAACACAGTGGAACAGAGGCACAGAGACTGGCCCGCCTGAACGGTACGGCTATTTCGACCAGACCGGCACCATCGAGACGCTGCCTACTAATCGGGTGGCGTTTTTGTTCAACCAGGACAAGACCGCCGCAAAACTCACGATGGCGCACACCGGGCTGTATGACGGCGCTGGGCGTGTTGTGCAGGCGGGCGGTTACGGTGGCAAAGGGGTGCATGATAACCCGCTCGACAGACGCAGGTGGAGCCATTGGGCGACGCTTAGCCCGTTCTGGGCGCAGAAAGATGAGGATGACTACATGGACACGACGCTGAAACAGGGGAGCATCGGCGAGGCCGTGCGGCAACTCCAGCTCGGATTGATTGCATTGGGCTATGATGTCGGGAAAAACACAAAGGCTGATGGTAAATTCGGCCCGGCCACAGCGGCGGGGGTGCGAAAGTTCCAGGGTGATGAGGGCCTGCCCGTGACCGGCATCTGGACACCCGAGGACCAGAACGCATTGGACAACGCACTCGCGGACGAGAACGGCCCGCCAGCCAACGATGACGCGCCGTCTGTGGACATGGAGGCCCTATTGACAGAGTTGGAAGGGCTTAACAAGCGCCAGTCTGTCATTATCGCCGCCCTGAAAGGGGTGATGTGATGTGGAGTGGATAGCGCCGGTCAAGGACTTCTGGTGGCTGCTGGGGGTCCTTGTAGCGATACTCGCCACTTTGTGGCGCATGGCAATCCGAACAAACGATAGCAGGGAGAGTTTGCGACAGGTGGCAACGAACAAAGAGGCAATTGAAAAACTGCAGGGCGAAATGACCACGCTCAAGGCAGACATCAAGGACATCAAGGAGGATACCTCGCGCACGGCTGACGATGTGTCGGCCATCCTGTCGGCGGTGCAGTCGCTGATGCTTGGGTGTGACACAGCGGCACGAGACAAGTTTAACGATTACCTGGCGAAACGATGAAAGGGGAGACTATGAAAACAGACTGGAAAGACGTTGGAATTCGTGCGCTGAAGACCTTCATTCAATCTTTCGTGGGCGCAATGGTGACGCTGTTCGCTGCTGGCGGTGAACCCGGAAGCGCCTTCACCCAGACCGCCATCATCAGCGCCCTGGCTGCTGCCGTGTCCGCTGTGTGGAATGGCGTTATCAACCCTGCGCTTGGCGTTGACCCGCCTGATGCGCAATAACCATACAAAAAGAACCCGCTCCATCTGGGGCGGGCTTTTTTTATTTGCGCTTTTATCCGCAACTGTGAGAATTTGCGGGGTTTTGTCGGTTGTTTTTGTTGCGCTGAAAAACATTGGGCTTGTACGCGCAAAAGTTGGGGAATCAAAGCGTGAAAGAAACATTCGTTTTGAGGCGGTTTTTAAGCGATTACAGGGGCATGGGCGCGGAGTAAGGCAAACGTACTGCCTGGGGCGTGGCGGGGCTGTACGGGGCTGGTAAGGGGCTTGCGCGGGGCGTTTACCCGCCTGATGCGCAATAACCATACCATCAACAAGGCCGCTCCCTTCGGGGGGCGGCTTCTTTTTGTTTCTTGTGATAAAATAAAACTATAATTATTTTTGCTTTTGGCTTGACATTCTGCCTTTAATGTGCTATAATACAATTAAAGAATGAAGGAGGAACACCAAATGAAACTCACAGAGACCACCATCCGGAACCTAATCGAGAAAGGCGCGAGCCGCTGGACCAAGGGCGACCACGACAGGCTGTACCTGAACGGCGCTGCCAAGAAAATCGTGGGGCTGGAGACCACACACTACAAGAGCGGCAGCATCAGCTCCGCCACCCTCAAGGGCGAAAGCATCTCCAACAATCGTGCTGGCAAAATCAGCGACATCATCTGCAGCGCCTACATCGACCTCACTACCGGGAAGCTCTACGGCCGGGTGCGCGGCGAACCGATGGACCTGCTGCGCGCGGCACTGAAAGACCTGCTGCTCGAAGCCTAAAACAACCACGCCGAGCCGGGCGGCTAAACCCGGCGGATTAAGGAGGGAGAAACCATGAAAACCATCAAAACGATCAAGGAACGTCTGGCATCAAGGAAAACCCGGAGCGCTTGGGACAAGGCCGTCAACGAGTACGCGCTTGAGCTTCTGGAAGAGTTGGAAGAGAAACACGGAGCGAATCACGAATTTCACGCAAGCCCAGCAGATAAGAAGGAATTGTTGAACGGCGCAGACACTTGGAACCAGTACAGCTGGGGCGGATGCTCCCTTATCTATGACGCGGACATTGCGGAGCGCACCTGCTGCCCGTCTGAGCTCAGAAAAACCAGGAACGGGGAACGCCGCCCAAACGCTACGGAAGAATGGTTGGATGTTCAGGCCCGCGCGCTGGGGCAGGCATCGCTGAGAATCTGTCAAATTGCCCGAACACGAGAATGACCCACAAGCCGGGCCCGGCGGCTAAACCGGGCAGAAGGAGAAAACATCTATAAATAATTACGCTTTTGGGTTGACATTCTACTCATAGCGTGCTATAATAAAATTGAAGGAAGGAGGTGACGCAATGTCAATCTTAAAAATATCATTGGCAGCGGCGAGGGTAAATGCCGGATTATCTCAGCGTGAAGCCGCAAAACTGCTTGGAATTACTCCTGGAACCCTGCGCAATTATGAACAAGGGAAACAAGTGCCCAGCTGGACGACCGTAAAAGAGATGGAGCGCATCTACGGAATTTCAGAGGATAACATGATTATCGAAAAACACGCTAAAGGGGGACGCAAATGATAAGGCAACTAATTGATTGGTTTTTAGGCCGACGCAACACGCACACGAACCCATACAGCCCTCACATCCGCAAGATGATGGCGCTGGAGCGGCAGGACAGGGAACAGCCATGGCTGAAATACAGGTACTAAAGATGAACAGTAGGGAAGTAAAAATAGACAATAAAGTTCATATTCATATCAATGGACGAGAGTTACCGGAATGTGAATCATATCAATGGTTTTTGGACGCTATCAACGAAAAAGCCGAAAGAGAACGGGTCGAAAAGGCGAAGGCGGCCGAAACGGAACAGGAGGCAAAACAGTGAATTACAACCGCGACCCGTGGAATCAAAAGAAAGCGTACGTCATGGAACTCTACCTCCAGGGCAAATCGCCCGCCGTCATCAGCGGCCTGACCGGGGTGCCCCGCATCCGAATCGAGCGGGAGCTGAACCGGTTGACCGAAATCAACCCGCATCTGCTGGAGATGCACCTGGCCGCTCA